GGTTGGTTTGGATCTAGTTAAAGCGCAAGAAGGTGCTAGAGAATTTTTTATTCCTTCGATACTTGAGATGATTTTAGCTCAGATCTTTTCTGCTCGAATGAAGATAGAAACAGGTGAGAATATTTATATAGGATTTAATCCGTTTCATGGTGCAATGTATGAATTAGCAAAGAAAATGAATTATGATATGAAAGGAATGTTTTGGGGCAGTGGGGATATTGATAAGTTTGATAAGTCAATAATTGATAGATTTTTATCATTATATGTATTATCTTGTAAGAGGTATTATAATTATGAGAAATTTCCAGAAATTAAGAGAATGGTGTTTGAGCGATTATTGAAGGATTTAGCATATCATTTATCTAATAAGGTAGTACTACATTTGGATAATTTGTGGAGGTTTATGCGAGGAGTTATGCCTTCAGGTGATTTGTTCACATCTCATGGTGATAGTTGGATATTAGCTTTGTTTTGGTGGCTATATATAGAGAGTGTGAAGGATCGCCATCCTAATTTGGCGAGAATAATAGATAAATATTGTGACTTAGGATTTATATTGATTGTTGTTTATGGTGATGATCATATATGGTGTTGTCCGATAAAATTGCGAGGAGTAATAAATGTTGCTGGTTGGACGGAGTTTCTGAAAAATTGCTGTAGGGCAATTTTAAGAGATGGTAAAGAATATGATAGATTTTTATCAATTCCGAATGAGTTAACTGGTGACTTGAAGTATGTAGGACCAAAATTTTTAAAAAGGCATTTTATTGCCAATACCAATCCTCTTCGAGGAGAACCCCCAGTTCTTCCGTATAAACGAATTACGGAGGCAGCATTACATTTATTCTGTAGTACTAATCAATTGCCGCTTGATTATGTGCTTTCAGGAATAGGACATTTGTGGGATACTACTGCGACAAATGTAGTTCATTTTAATTTGGTAAGTAATTTCTTAGATAGAATATGCAAGGCGAATGAAATAAAGGATTATCGAGAGCATGTTAAAGAGATGATGAATGATTTGGAAGGTAGGAAGCGAATACAAAAGTTTGTGCGAAAATTTCAAATTAATGTAGATACTTTATTTGACTGTATACCAACTTGGGAAAAAATAAGAGAGCGACATCAATATGATCCGGTCAAGTGTCGTTTTGGTATAAATCTACTAAAGTTTAAGGACTGGGAATTAGTAGATTTGGAAAGTCCTGGATTTGAGGAGCAGGACATTTATTTTTAATCACAATGATTAAATAAAAA